AGAAAAACAAAAAAGCAAAAATACCATATTCTCTTTACAGTGCTGTTCTAGGTATTCCTCTTGCAGGAAAATTAGGATCGGTGGCACTTTCACAGGAACAAACAACAAACGAGGAGCCGCAAGCAATGGCTGAAGGCGGAATGCTAGACGAAGGCGGTACTGTTGATCCAGTATCTGGTAATGATGTTCCTGCAGGATCATTGCAAGAAGAGGTCAGAGATGACATTCCTGCACAACTAAGTGAAGGTGAATTTGTTTTCCCTGCTGATGTTGTTCGTTATATTGGTCTTGATCGTCTGATGGAGCTTCGTCAAGAAGCGAAGCAAGGTTTGCAGAAGATGGATGCCATGGGTCAGATGGGCAACTCAGAAGAGGCTGTCATGTCCGATGATGTGCCCCACGAGGCAATGCAATTCCAACAAGGTGGTATGGTACCAGCATCGAACATTCCTTCGTTCTACGGGCAACAGCAACCTGCTTACATGCAACCCGGAGCAGTACAAACTGCTGTTCGTTATGCTGGTCAGCAACAAGCTCCAACACAATCTGTGTATCAGCCACAGCAGTTTCAACAGGTAGCCGCCATTGGACCTCAGCCTGTTCCCCGTCCAGTACAGCCTGTACAACCAACACAGCCGACACAAGCACCGATACAACAAGTAGCACCGACAGCTAAAGTACCCTACGAAATGAAAAGGTACAGAAACGCTGAAGGTAATGTCATCTATATCCCGTTTATGAATGGTGTTCCCCAGTTCCCAATTCCGGAAGGTTATTCAGAACAAAGTCGGATGGAAGCGATTACTGGCGAAGAAGAAACTGAACCAACTCCTACTGAAACTAAGGTAGAGACCGCAACTGTTAGGGGCGATGAGGGCGGTAGTGGCCGTGATGATCAAGATACTTCGCCAACCGGGACTGCAAAGACAGATCCTGTGATGGGCATTGCTCGTGGGTTCTCTGAATTAAATCCGAATAGTACTGTTGCAACTAATGTCGATAAATATAAATCAGCACAGATTAAAGGGTTGGCTGGTGCGGCATTAGGAGTGTTCTCCGGAAACCTACTGGGTGCTGGTGTTTCATTGTACCGCATGAACCAAAAGATGGATGAATATAAGAACGCCGCATTTGAAGGACTGCCAGATGCAGTTAAACAGCAATTGCAAGTGACTGCCGGTGGCGGATACGCAGATGTGGCAATGAAACAATTCATTCCCGGACAAAAAGAATTTATAACAACTGATCAATTTACTGATGCTGATGCACAAGCGGCATTCAAAGAAGCGAAAGCGGCTGGTGCATCTGACGCACTAGCGGCGGCTCTTGCAACATCAACTGGTGCATTCCGTGGCGATACTTCAGGAATGGACTTAGGCGGTTTTGAGTCTTCCATTGCCAAGGAATATGGTACAGATGTAGGTTCTGCACAGACTGCAATGATAGGTCAGCAATTGGAAGGATTTACTCAAGAAGAGTTAGACGATTTTTACGGACAAGAGGCACCGAGTCGAGGACGATCATTTACTGAATCGTCTAGATTAGGCGGTTATGATGATCCTTCTTACGCTGATATAGAAGCGGCAGATGCTCCTGTTGATAGAGTAGGCGATGCCGCCGCCCGTGAAGAAGAAGGCGGTCCCATGGGACGAGTTGATAGAGGTGGCTCATTACGAGATTCAGTAAATCGTGCCGGTGAGAGTGTCAGTCGTTCTACTACTCGTGGTGGAACTGAAGTTACTACAACTACAGATACTACAACGGGACGTTCTTCTAGTTTCATCGATAGTGATGGCGACGGAGAGAAAGATTCTAATGAAAAAGGCGTTGTAACTGATCGTGACGGTGACCCTGTTACTAACACAGAAGGAGAAGCTGTCACATCAAGATCAGATGATGATCGGGGTAGCGGAAGGGATGACGATGGTCCGGGAAGTGATCCATCAGATGATGGCCCAAGCGACTCTTTTGGTGGTGACCGTGGCTCAGATGGATGGGGGGAATAATAATGCAATTTACTGAAGAATTTTTTGCTGAGATACAGAAACAATATTCTCTTCTAGAAGAAAAAGATAAACAAGTAATTAGAGAATTCTTGCATAATTCAAAGGCTTCAAAAATAATGAGAGATGCGTTTGGCCCTCAATACGAAGAGGTTGTGCGCATGGTAAATCGTCCAAGTAAAAAGAAACGAGGTCTTGCGGCACCTCGTTAATATCGAGCCGCTATTTAACTGGCTACCTAACGCCCTCAAAAGCTACCGTTAGCCCCAGACAAAAGAGGAACTTATGTCTACAACCACAACCGAAATGACTGAAAAGGTCGAACAAGTAAAAGTCGCATCTGGCTTCGGAAAGAGAAACGCAAATAAAAAGCGTATTGAAGAGGAAGAAGCTGAGCTTGAAGCACTAATCAAAGCGAATAAGCCCTCTGAAGAAGACGAAGAAAATCAAGAAGTTGAAAGTGATTCTTTAGATGAAACATCAGAAGATTCTGAACCTGAGAGCGCAGAGGAAAAAACCTTTAAGAAAAGGTACGGCGATTTGCGCCGACATGCGCAGAAGAAAGAGAATGATCTTCAGAAACAAATTGATGAATTAAAACAACAACTTGAAGCATCAACTAAAAAAGAACTTAAGTACCCCAAATCAGAAGAAGAGCTTTCAGCTTGGATGAAGAAGTATCCAGACGTTGCAAAGATTGTAGAAACAATTGCAATGAAGAAAGCAAACGAGACTGCTTCTGATTATGAGAGCAAGTTTAAAGCTATTGATGAAATGAAGTTGGAAGCTCAGCGTGAAAAGGCTGAAGCTGAATTGATGCGAATACATCCTGACTTTGAACAGATTCGTGACACAGATGAATTCCATACATGGGTTGAAGAACAACCAAAGTGGATTCAAGAAGCGTTGTACGACAATGATACGGATGCCATGTCTGCCTCACGTGCAATTGATTTGTACAAGGCTGATAAAGGAATTAGCAAAGGTAAGAAATCCTCTAAGGACAAAGATGCCGCAAAGTCGATTGGCGCAAGGTCACAGCGTTCTTCTCCAGAAGGAGATGAATCTAAGTCCTTTATTAAGGAATCTGATGTTGCCCGTTGGTCAGCAGTTGAATACGAAAAACGTGCAGACGAAGTTGCTGAAGCAATTCGATCTGGTAAGTTCGTTTACGACTTAAGTGGATCAGCACGTTAATTTAAAAAATGTGTTGACAAATAAAATTTTCTGGATATAACTATGTTCAGAATATTGTGGCCCCGTAAGGATACCCACACCTAACCCGAAATAAGATGAACTGTTATTTTAACTTCTGGCCGGTTGTTAGAATAGCAGGAATTCTTATTTCACCTTCACAGAACACCCAAACTACGCAGGCCGTATGATCACTTTGGCCGGTGAATATACCACCCTGCTGTTAGATGGCCTCTGGCGAAGTTACGACAAATTTATCCCTAAGCTACTATAAGGAGATGTCATCATGGCATTTACAAGTGCGGCGGGCTATGGAAATTTGCCTAATGGTAACTTTAGCCCCGTAATCTACTCAAAGCAGGTACAGCTTGCTTTCCGTAAGTCTTCTACTGTTGAAGACATTACTAACAACGACTACTTCGGTGAAATTGCCAATGTTGGTGATTCAGTGAAGATCATTAAAGAGCCTGAAATTTCAGTTCAGTCTTACACTCGTGGTGCTCAAATCACAGCGCAAGATCTCGACGATGAAGATTTCTCTCTTGTGATCGACAAGTCAAACTACTTCGCATTCAAGATCGACGACATTGAAGAAGCGCACTCACACGTGAACTTCATGCAAATGGCTACTGATCGTGCGGCGTATCGTTTGCGTGACCAATATGACCAAGAAGTTCTTGGCTACCTGTCTGGTTATGCTCAGTCTGCTTTGCATTCTGCTGGCGACACTGTCAACACAACTGTAAACGGCACCAAGGCTGTAGCAACTGCTGGATCTGATGAGCTTCTCGCTTCTATGAAGTTAGACTCAGTTGACTTCGGCGTTACAGATAGTGGCGCAGGTAAAGCTGTAGACATTATTCCACGCTTACCGGGTGCAAATGCTATTTCAGCGGCATCAATTTCTCCACTGCAGGCAATCGCTCGTATGGGCCGTTTGCTGGATCAGCAGTTTGTAGATACTAATGGTCGTTGGTTAGTCATTGACCCAGTCTTCTTGGAGACTTTGAAAGACGAGCAGTCTAACTTGTTCAACTCAGACTTTGGTGGACAAACTGGTGGCCTGCAAAATGGTCTTGTTATTAACAACTTGCACGGCTTCCGTGTATATGTTTCTAACAACCTTCCTGCAGTTGGTACTGGTCCTGCTGTTGCATCTACAACTCCACAGGCAACCAACTATGGTGTTATCGTAGCTGGTCATGACTCATCTGTTGCTACTGCTCAGCAGATCAACAAGACTGAGACTTACCGTGATCCAGACAGCTTCGCTGACATCGTTCGTGGTATGCACCTGTATGGTCGCAAGATCCTTCGTCCAGAGTCAATCGTAACATTGCGTTACCAAACTGGCTATTAATAGGAGGAACTTATCATGGCCGCTGGAACTATTTCAACATTGGCAGTTGACGCTCGTGGTACGAGCACAACTCCTTCACGTGCGCCTTATTTCGTTGAAGCTAACATTGACCTTGCCGCCGCTGTTACAGCAAAGGGCACTGCTTTAGAAGCTGACGAAATCATTCAGGCGATTACTGTACCTGCTAACACTATGATTTTAACTGCCGGGTTTGAGGTAACAACTTCTGTTGATGCCGCCGCTGACGGAAACACAGTTAACTTGGGTGTTACTGGTCTTGACGTGACTCGCTTCGTATCTGCTTTTGATATCGACGATGACTCAGCTTCTCTGTCTTCAGGTGTAGGTTATGCTACACAAGCTGACGGTGCCGCTCCAGTTATCATCGGTGCATCTGAAGATACAATTGATCTTGAGCTTCAGGCTACTACCACAGCACCTACTGAAGGTGTAATTCGTGTATTCGCTGTCCTTTTGGACATCGACGCACTTGGTGGTTCTGCCGATGAAGTTGTCCGTGATCAACTTGCATAAATAAGAGGATGACGGGTCACCCGAAAGGGTGGCCTGCCATTTCTAACATGATATTACATTCTAATAAAAAACTAAGTGAGCATGAATCCAAAATATATTTAATCAAAGATATATTCTGGATGCGTGATCCGGTTGTCCTTGGCAAACCTGAATTTACGGAATCGCTTTGGGCATCATTAGATGAGAACGGCATGGACTGGCCGATCATCATTACATATCAAAGCGCATTTAAACAGGAAATGGAAGTTAATAAGTATCGCCATCTGTTTCCTAAACCGATTGATGCTTCTGAGTATTATCGTTGCGCAGTCGGAAACAATAGAATGCATTGGGCGTGCGAAAGAGGTTACACAAGTATAGAGGCAATACTTGTTGACACATGGGAAGAAAGACATGTCCCACATCGGCTAATTCAACAACTCTCTAGGAAATAAACAGACATGGCTGGAATCACAACTGCAATGTGTACTTCATTCAAAGAAGAACTTTTGGGTGGACTGCACGACTTGGACACTGATGTACTCAAGCTTGCATTAATCAAAGCATCGCCAACGGAAAACTACGGTGCCAACACTACGACATACGATGGTACTAGCACTGGAGATGGGACATCTTTGACTGCGGGCACAAATGATGAATCTTCAGGTACAAACTACAGTGCAGGTGGTCAGACTTTAGATGGTGCAACTATCTCGACAGATGGAACGACTGCTATCGTAGATTTTACTGATGAAGTATTTGCCGATGTAACTGTTTCTGCCGATGGGTGTTTAATCTACAACAGCAGTAAATCTAATAGAGCAATTGCAGTCATCGACTTTGGTGGTACTGTCTCTGCAACTGCTGGTGATTTAACAATTGAATTTCCTGCTGATGACGCATCGAATGCCGTCATCCGTATCGCCTAAGAGATAACCGATGGCTGTTACTGTTAATGCCGCCGTTTACGGGACTGGCGTATACGGGACAGCCGTTTATGGCAAGGTTATTGTTAGTAACCTTGACCAAGCAACAGCCGCAGGTGCTGTAAATACTGTTCAGGTTAATCTATCAGAGGTACTGAACAGCGTCAGTGCAACAGGTGCCATTGCTCCGGTTGTTGCTGGCGGGTTTGAAATTGACATCAGTGAAGTAATTTCAACTGGTGTTGCAGGGACAGGTGCTGTCAATACAGTACAGGTCAATGTTGCAGAAGTTCTAGACAGCGTCAGTGCAACAGGTTCTGCAAACGACATTATCCCCCATGCAGATTCATTAATTGTTGTTGATGGGGTTGAAGGCACTGGCTCAGTTAATACAGTCGAAGAACAGCCGACTGAAGTCTTAGAAAGTGTTAGCGCAACAGCAACAGTCAATACTGTTCAAGTTAATTTAAAAGCTGAGATTAGTGGTGTTGTCGGTACTGGAGGTATCGGCACACTTGAACACAGTAATACGGTAACACTTACTGGCGTTCAAGGAACTGGCCTTGTCAATACACTTGAAGAGAAGCCGACTGAAGTACTCAATGGAGTTAGTGCAACTGGCGCAGTTAACGGAGTCACCGTCAATGTACTGGAGGCATTAAACGATGCCCCAGCGACTGGAACAATCGGTGAACCGACAGTTACAGCCGTCGTATTTGACTTCCAAGCAGTGCGTGAGCAATACAGTCGTCGTAGGACAGTGTTAGTACCGAGGGCGGCATAATGTCCTTATCATCGTTTGACAGAACTGTCCTTGTACCTGAAGAAAACCGTGTTGTATTTGTCTTTGCTGACGTAGCGAGTACCGGACGAATTGTGTATGTCGATGCGGAAGACAGAACTGTTTATGTATTTGCAGAAACTACATCAGCAGAACGTACCGTTTACGTAACAGAGGATTAAGAATGAGCTTTCGTTGGCCTAGCAAAGACCCCGATGAACAATTAGATTACAGCGTAGACTGGTCCCGTTTCTTAGGGACTGCCACAATTTCATCTGTTACTTGGTCTGTTAAATCAAAAGCATATAATACAAAAACAACATTAGCTTCTGGTGAAACACTGACTGTAGCGTCTGGAAGTGCCACAACAGATACCATTCAGAATGTCTCTCAAACAAACACGAACACTGTTGCCACAATTAACATTGGAGGCGGCACAAATAATGAAGAGTACACGTTCTTCTGCAATATGATTGATTCAACAGGCAGTCAAGCAGAACGCAGTATCAAACTCAAAGTAAGGGAAAAGTAACATGGCGTATGATTTCTTGGGATTGGTCAATGATGTCAACGCTCGTTTAAATGAAGTTCAATTGACTTCATCAAATTTTGCTAGTGCTGTTGGTTTTTATCAGCAAGGTAAAGACGCAGTTAATTCAGCGATTCGCCATATTAACCAATCACAATTTGAGTGGCCGTTTAATCACGTAGAACAGGAAGATGAGTTGACCGCCGGTACAACACGGTATGGTTTTCCAACGGACATGAAAACACCAGACATGGATACCTTCCGTGTTAAAAGAGATGATACATTAGGTAATGATACCCGCAAACTCCGTATCCTGTCTTACGAAGAGTACTTAGAAAAATTTATTGATCAGGAATACAATACAGGTACAGGACAACGTGGTGTTCCTGAGTATGTGTTTAGAGCACCGAGTAACGAATACGGACTTGTTCCTGCACCAGATAAAGCATATACACTCGTCTATGAATATTTCAGATTCCCTGTTGACTTAGAAAATGCAACAGATGTTCCGAATATTCCAGAGCGGTTCCGCTACATTATTGTCGATGGTGCAATGTACTATGCTTACTTGTTCCGTAGTAACTCGCAAGATGCTGTGTTGATGAAAGATAAATTGGATGAAGGTGTCAAGAATATGAGAACTATTCTCATTAACCGGACTGAATACCTTCGTTCTACTGCGATCAATCGAACTCGTGCTTCGGATGCGTATATAGGTAGACTATAAATGGCTCAAGACCAGTGGGGCACTTATCAGTTTGAATTCGGTGGTGGGTTACTGACTAACCTTTCGCCATTGCAGTTGGGTAGTCGTTTTCCCGGATCTGCAAGAACATTGCGTAATTTTGAGCCATCTGTAGAAGGTGGCTATCGTCGCATTGAAGGTTTCAGTAAATACGATACAGATCACGTACCTCCTTACGGTGACCCACGGGTACAGGGTAGTAGTCAGACAGGTACAACTTTAGACGTTGCTAATTTATTCACTGAGCCACAGGATGCTGATACTTTTATCCTGACTCATGCGACTGCAGATGTGGATGGAATTACGACAGATCCTGAAACAGGTGAGCAAATAGCATCTACATCGCTTGTTGTTGATAATATTTCAGGAACTATCTCTGCAGGTATGATTGTAGAAGGTTCGGGTATTGCATCTGGAGTGACTGTTTCTGCATTTGATGCTGGAACCAGTACCATTACTTTATCGACAGAGTTAGCTCTTGCAGATAACTTAGAACTTACATTTAAATACGAATACACTATTGGCACAGGCGGTGTCACGTACAGTTCAGCCAATAAATCTGCAACACTGACACTTACAGAAGCATTAAAAAGTTCGCCAGATGATCAGTCATTAGTTGAGTTTGGTAATACTGAAGATGCTATCGAAGGTGTTGCCTACTTCAGATCAAGAGCAATTGCCTACCGTAACTCTGATCTGTTTGAATCAAGTGGATCTGGGTGGACTAAGATTAATGTCCCCGACTACGGTACTGTTCTTGTTGATGGCGGTAGCCAAACAGGGACATCTTTAGATGTTGACGGTATTGACACGACACCACAAGTTGGTGACACATTTACTGTTGCTGGTATTGAAAAAGTTTACACGATTACTGCCGCAGTGACTGTGACATCGGGTGCGGCGACACTGACGATCAATCCGAGCCTAGCGTCCAGTCCTGCAGATGATGCTGTGATTACCTTTTTATCAACGGGTAGACCAAGATCAGCAGGTAAGAAACATCGGTTTGTTCAATACCGATTTGCGAATACAGATCGTCTTTTGTTTGTTGATGGAACAAACGCTCCTGCGTATTACGATGGTAATACCTTTGTATCGATGGACGATGCTCCATCAGCAGTGATTGGTGCAGACCATGTCGCAATGTTTAAGAACCATGCATTCTACGGAAAAGACAATCAACTGACGTTCAGTTCTCCATATGATGAAGACGGTTTCAATGCGGCCAACGGTGCTGGTGACATTGACGTAGGCTCTGCAATTACTGGGCTTGTTGTTTTCAGAGAACAGTTAATTATCTTCTGTGAACAGCGCATCATGCGGCTAGCTGGTAATACGATTGCAGATTTTCAGTTGCAATCAATTACTGATGACATCGGATGTATCGAAACAGATACGATCCAAGAAGTTGGTGGAGATATTATCTTCCTTGCCCCAGATGGATTGAGAATGATATCTGGTACTGAACGAATTGGTGACTTCGGATTAGCTGTTATATCGAAAGTCATTCAGTCTGAGTTTGATAATTTTATTACTAAGTCTACGTCATACTCTTCAATTGTTGTTCGTGAAAAATCACAATACCGATTGTTTGGATACAATGACAATATTACTGAAGAATCTGCTGTCGGTATCTTAGGTACTCAGTTCTCAGGCCAAGGCGGTGAGAACATGGCATGGGCAGAACTTCGTGGTATTCGTGCTTATGTTACATACTCTGTCTACACGAGTACAACAGAAACAATTCTGTTTGCGAATGTTGATGGATATGTTTATCAAATGGAGAGCGGAAACAGTTTTGACGGTGAAGATATTATTGCAACATTTTCAACACCGTTTGTTTCGATTAATGATGATCCAAGACTCCGTAAAACATTTTATAAATTATTTTTATATGCTGATCCACAGGGATCAGTCACAACAAATGTCAGTTTAAAATATGACTTTGATACTGAAGGTACAATCCAACCGACACCGATTGAATTAAGTAACGCAACAGGTGCAGTTGGTTTTTACGGCGATGCAGTATATGGGTCAACAACATATGGAACGAAGTTGAAGAAATTATTTGGAACGCAGGTAATCGGCAGTGGATTCACAGTGTCCCTGCAATTTATTTCTGAGGGGACTGATCCTCCATTCTCTTTAGATGCAACAACCTTAGAATACGCAGTACACGGGAGACGATAAACTATGGCTGGGTACACTCGTAACGACACCGCCAATAACATTGCAGATGGGAACATCATCAATGCTTCGGATTTAGACGGAGAGTTTGATGCGGTCCAATCGGCCTTTAATGCCTCAACAGGTCACACACACGATGGCACAACAGGTGAAGGCGCACCGATTGAGAAAGTTGGTCCAGTACAAGACTTAGTCATCACTGCCAGTGAAGTTAAGCCTAAGACAACTAATACGTTAGACTTAGGTACAAGCTTACTTCAGTATAAAGATTTGTACATTGAAGGTAGTGCGTATATCGATGGCTTAGGTGAATCCATGCTCGTGGATGGATCATCTTCAATTCAGTTCCGTGATTCTGCACTTGCAATTAATTCTTCTACTGATGGTCAGTTAGACATTGATGCCGATATTGAAATCGAGATCACTGTCTCCGATGCGGCTGGTATTGTCGATATTAATTCCGATTCCGTCAATATCTCCAATGATCTCAATCTCGACAGTGATGGAGCCATTTTGTCTCTCGGGGCAGATGGGGAAGTTACCCTCACGCACGTACACAACACAGGTCTTGATTTAAAAAATGCTTCTGGGTTTGATCTAAATCTACAGACATCTGACACGACGATTGAGTCTGGTAATTTGATCGGTAAGATTACATTTAATGCCCCAGATGAAGCAGGTGGTTCCGATGCTATTCTCGTCGGTGCATCTATTGAGGCATTGGCTGAAGCTACATTTGATAGTACCACTAACTCGACTGCCATTGTATTTAAAACAAATACGAGCGGTGCCGCCACAGAGCGTATGCGGATTACGAGTGCAGGTGATTTGCACTTTTTAGATAATCGTAAAGCCATCTTTGGTGCGGGGTCGGATTTACAGATTTATCATGATGGTAGCAAGTCTATTATTCATGATAATGGAGCAGGTCAACTTCTTGTAAGGACTAACCAGTTCAATGTAAATAACGCAGGGAATACTGAAAAACTAATAGAAGCAATAGAAAATGCACAGGTCGATCTTTACTACAATAATGATCTGAAACTTTCCACAACCAACACAGGCATCGACGTAGACGGCACAGTCACGGCTGATGGGTTGACTGTTGACACCGATACTTTATACGTTGATGCGGTGAATAATCGGGTCGGTGTGGGAACTGATAGTCCTTCAACAGAACTACATGTAGCATCTACATTCCCG